GTTGACATGGTTTCGTAAAAACGTTGTTGTCGATTTCACATATCAAGAAATTAAGAGGTAAACAAAATGCCGGTAATTAAACAGGACAGCAACCGTACAGGGTTGGCTATCGCCGAAGAAACCTCGCTTAAAGTTCTGCCGGGCGCCAACGGTGCGGACGCCGTATGGTATGAACAAGAGCCGAACGAATATTCGGACTTCGGTAGCGATGTTACGACCGTAGCCCGCGCCCCGATCAACGCCAGTCGCCAGAACCAGAAAGGCGGCGTTGTTGACTTCGACGCAAGCGGCGGTTTCAACATGGACTTCACCCAAACCAACGCGCAGCGTTTGCTTCAAGGCTTTTTCTTCGCCGATGCGCACGAAAAACAAAAGTCGAATCCGATTTCTACTGCCACCGCTAACCCGGTCGATGAAATCGCGTCCAGCGTCCTCAGCTTCACCAACAACTTTGCAACGGCTATCCCGGCCGGTGCGCTGATGCTTCTGGAAGGCTTCGTTTCTCCGGTTAATAACGGCCTCAAAGTCGGCACTACCGGCGGTCTGAACTCCGTCACCCTGTCGGGCATGGTCGACGACGCAAGCCCTGTCGGCGCCCGCGCTGAGCTTGTAGGCGTGCAGTTCGCCTCCGCTGCGGCATCGTTGACCCTGTCGGGCGGTGTCGCGTCTCTGGCGGTCACTGGCGGCGTCCTGAACACCTACGGCCTGATTCCCGGCGAATGGGTTTTCCTTGGCGGTGACAGTGTGGGCACACGCTTTGCCAACAACGTCGGTTATGCCCGAATCAAGTCCATTGCGGCCGGTGCAATCGTTTTTGACAAGGTGTCTTGGGCAAACTTCACCGCCGAAGCTGGCACCGGTAAAACGGTTCAAATGTTCTTCGGAACTGCGATCCGCAACGAAAAGAATCCGTCGTTGATTAAACGGCGCTCTTACTGCATCGAACGCCAACTTGGCAACGACGACGATGGTATGCAAGCCGAATACCTCGACGGTTCTATAGCCAACGAACTGACAATCAACGTTCCGCAAGCCGACAAACTCAACGCCGATTTGACGTTCGTTTCCATGGACAACAAACAGGTTACCGGCGCGGAAGGTTTGCGTCCGGGTACGCGGGTTGTTGCAACCGGCGAGTCGCTGATTAACACGTCGTCCAACGTGTACCGTATGCGCATGTCGATCATCGACCCGGCGTCGGTAGTTGGTAGCCCGCTGTTCGCTTATCTGACCGAAGCGGATATCGGCATCAACAACGGCGTTACACCTGACAAGGCTATCGGTGTTGCTGGTGCGTTTGACGCCACCGCCGGTAACTTCGATGTTAGCGGCAGCGTAACGGCGTATTTCAGCACCGTTAGAGCGGTTCAAGCTGTTCGCAACAACGCCGACGTAACTGTCGATTTCATCTTCGCGGCAAACAACGCCGGTTTCGTTATCGACATTCCGCTGTTGGGTCTTGGTGGCGGTCGACTCGATGTTGCGGCGGGCGAAGCGATCAAACTTCCGCTCGATATGGCGGCAGGTGAAAACAGCGCGGGTTACACCGCCATGATGGTTTTCTTCCCGTACTTGCCATCTATCGCAATGCCTGTATAAACTACGGCCATTGACAACCACAAAGCCCGGTATTGAACCGGGCTTTCTTTTGCGAGAAACGAAATGTCTAAAAGCAGCCTGTACAAACACTTCGAAACGTCCAAAGCCCTGACCACTACCGGCGCAACTTTCACGTTGCCTAAAAACGACGACGGTACGGTGCCCACACTGGTCATCGCGCGTGCGCACAACTCGAACCAGTTGCACGCCAAAGCGGTGGCAAAGGTGTACACGCCGGAAGTTATGGCGGACATCGATAAGCTGTCGGAAGACGAAGCGTTGATGATGGAAATCGAAGTCTTCGTAAGCGGTTGCCTTATCGGCTGGACTAACGTTCTCGACCGTGACGGCGAAGTTCTGGAGTTCAACGCCGATCATGCTCGGGAGCTGTTCTTCGACTTGCCGGAACTGTTCACCGCCGTTCGCGGTTTCGCTAACCGCATGTCGAACTACCTGAAAACCGCTGAGGATAAAGCGATAAAAAACTAATAGAAGTTCTACAGTTTGGGCGTAGGGTTAACGATTTCCAAGTCGACACTATTTCTAAGCAAGCAAGGTTGGCCGGTGAAGCGCCGATTAAAGAGTTTGAAAACCGGCCAATCTTAAACGTAGGACTTCAATTTTATTTATCGGCGTTTCATGATTTAAGTTGTGACCGACATTACGGTATGTCGGCCGGGCCGATCCCTTGGACTGCAAAGGTTCAATACGCAAAATATTACGGCCTCGACCCAATAGAAACAGAGCGGTTCTTTACCATTCTTGATAGACTCGATGCAGACTTTTTAACTAGCTCTGCAAAGAAGACTAAAAGCAATGGCAACGCTAAAAGACCTAGCAAATAGACTAAATAAAGTTGCGGATAAAATAGAGGCGGCGCCTTCACAGGTTGCCGCCGCTTTTACGTTCGCGCTAGTTGAAGAGTTAGTCGACCGAACTCCGATTGACACTTCTAAAGCTATGTCTAACTGGCTTGTCTCCCTTAACGATCCCGTCTTAGTCGACATGGAAGCTTACTACGAAGGTATTCACGGTTCGACTTATTCGGCAAGTAAGTCGGAAGTTCTAGCGTTCGCTAACACTATTCTTGGAAAGAAAAAGCCCGGCGTCGATCTTTTCATATCTAACGCCGCGCCATACATTCGCGATCTTGAAAACGGATCATCAAGACAAGCGCCTTTAGGTTTCACTCAACAAAGCTTGCGGGTAGCCCGCTCTAAACTTCCGGCCATTATCAAGAAGGTTATTAACGATGGCAGATGAAACGATTGTCATAAGTGTTAAAGACGATGTATCTACCGCGCCCGCAAACAAGTTCCGCGATATGGCGGTCGAAGCGGCTACCGCGTCGAACGCTATCGACCGGCTGAAAGCGTCCATCAATAGCCTGCCGGTCACCAGTGTGGGCAGAGTCGCTTCGGAACTGGACAAGATCGCCAAGGCAACGGCCAAAGTTACGGCAACTCAAACCGTCGCTAACGCCGAAAGCTTAAAGGCACAACTGTTGCAGCAAAAGCTTGCGACAGAACTTGCCCGTACTGCGAAGGCAAATACCGACGCCGAATTGTCCGCGTTGCGTCTGGCAACTGCGCAAGACCGGGCTAACACCGCTCAGGAACGCGCAGCCGCTAAAGCAAAAGCTGCCGCCGAAGCTCAAGATGCTTACAATCGTCGACTTAAAGAGTCTACCGGCGTAGCCGACTCTAGCGTTAAAAAAGTTGAGGCAATGAGCGCAGCGCTTGACGACTTGACAAAGAAAAGTAAGTTGTCGAGAAACCAAGTGTTAACGTTGCAGTATACCGCAAGTGATATTGTGGCGTCGTTGGGTTCCGGTATTAACCCGTTGACCATTGCACTGCAACAAGGCCCGCAAGTTGCTCAGGTGTTCACCAAAGAGCTTGGCGCTTTGGGCGCTCGCTTTGGCACGGTACTAGCGGGTGTCGGAGCGCTTGCCGCTGGCGTTGTTACGCTCGGCCTTGCATACAACAATGCCGCCGCCGAAGCCGGTAAACTTAACAACGTCTTGGACGTAACCAATAACTATGCAGGTGTGTCGGAAGATACTTTCCGAAGCCTTGCTGATAGCGTTGCAGAAACAGCAAACAAAACCGTAGCGGCGTCTAAGGAAGTTGCAGGCGCGCTAATCGCAACCGGTCGCTTCCAGCGTCAAGAAGTCGAACAGAACTCGGTTAGTATTCTTCGACTGGCTCAGTTAACTGACACGTCCGCCGAAGACATCACTAAGAGCTTTAGCCAGATGGCCGACGGCCCTACGGCGTTTGCAGAGTCCTTAAACAAAAGTTATCACTTCCTTAGCTCTGCGCAGTTAACCCAAATTCGTCAGCTTGAAGAAACCGGACAGCAGACGAAAGCAACGCAAATGGTATCGAAGCAACTCTACGACTACCTTGCTACCGTTGACTCTCATTCTTTGGGGCCGTTAAGCAACGCTTGGAAGTTCGTTAAACTGGCAATTGACGGCGCTAACCAGTCTTTGAAAGACTTCGTCTATGGTGTCGGCCCAACTAAACGGATCGAAGAAATTCAATCCCAACTATCGGCGATTGCTAGCAGCCAAAAGGTTAATCCTAATGCGCCTGCCGATACCTATCGCATCGAAGCACTAAACAAAGAACTCGGCACATTGTATGCGCAAGTAAACGCCGAGAAAGAAAAGGCCGATGCTCAAACAAAAAGCCTACAAGTTCAACAAGAGGGCTACGAGTCGTCTAAACGGATTAGCGATCAATGGTTGAAAACCGTCGATAACGTTGGCGAAGCAAACAAGCAAGTTGAAAAGTTTCGTTCGGATATCAAGCGTGCGCTTGAGGCCAACCCTAACGATAAAGCGGCATTGGCAGCACAGGCAAAAGCGGCGGACATCGAAAAGAAAATCCGTGAAGCTAATATGCCGGAAACCAAAGCCAGCGATAAGACCGGCGAAAGCCGAGCATTGGCCATTGCTAAAATTAACGCCGAACTTGATAAGCAAGTTAACGGACTCGGTAAGCTTCGCCCTGAGCGTGAAATCCAACAGCAGCTTGACCAATACGAACTTGATTTGGCTTCGCGGAAGATCAAGCTTAGCGCCGATGAACGTAGCGAGATGGAAAAGAAACTAAAAACCATCCAGAACTACGCCAAAGCTCAGCAAGCGACCGACCGCATTTACGAAGAGGTTAAAGGGCCACAACAGGAATACAACGCAACTCTTACCGCGTCCGACGCTCTGCTTAAGTCTAACACTATTAGCCAAGCCGATTACGACCGTCAGTTAAACAAAGCGAAAGAGACTTACGCTAACGCGCAAGACCCGTTGCGCGAATACAACCGTCAACTTGAACAGCAACGCCAAGTATTACAGAAGTCACAGCCTGAGCGCGAAATCCTGCAACAGTTGCAGCAAGCCGACAACCAATCGCGCGCGGCTGGTATTCCTTTAATTGATGCGCAAACAGGCGCTCTAACCAAGGAAGGCGAAGCCCTGCGCAATCGTCTGGAAACTATCCAGCGAATGACCGGCGTTCAACAGCAGTACGACGCGATCTATGCACAAACAGCAGGGGCGCAACAATCGGTCGCCGACGCCGTGCACGCTACGTCACTGGCTTATCAAAACGGTTTGATTTCCGCCGATGCTTACAGTAACCGGATGACCCAACTAGGCGTTCAAGCGGCGCAGCTTCGCATTCAAGCCGACCAAGCCATGCCGGGTGATGCCGCCTTGGCTAGCTTTGGCCGTATTGTCGAAGGCTATCAAGGAATGCTAGCCGGACTCTCTAACAGCTTTGGTGACTTGTTCGTAAACATCACCGACGGTTTTGCTAATGCTATCGCGGGCGCAATTGTCGGGACTGAAAGCTTGGGGGATGCGCTTAAGAACGTTGCACAGCAAGCCGTTCAACAGCTTATCGCTTCGCTTATCAAGCTCGGTATTCAGTACGCGGTTAACGCCGCTATTGGCCAGTCTCTTGGCGCTGCCGGTGTGGCGTCCTCGATTGCGCTCGGCTCGGCTACGGCCGTTGCATGGGCGCCTGCCGCCGCTGCCGTGTCTCTGGCCACGCTGGGCGCAAACGCCGCTCCCGCAACAGCCGGGATCCTGTCGACCAACGCCGTCAGCATGGGCGCGGCCATGGCGGGGTTCTCCGAAG